GGTTGAAACCACTATTACAAATACAAGAACTGGTGTAGAGTACAATTCACATGAAGAGTGTCAGGCAGACATTGATAATGCTGATACGGATACAACAGAAGCCGATATTAGACGAGATGTGAATGTCATAGCACCTAAATTATTTACAGGTGCTGTGACCCCAAAAAAATAAGGATGTAAATGTTAAAAAAGATTCTACCCGCAGTCACAGGTGCAATCGGGTTCGCTATTGGTGGACCGATGGGAGCATCCATTGGCGCTGGTTTAGGATCAGCAGTTCGAGGAGACAATCCTGCGAACATTGCAACATCAGCTTTGATGGGTTTTGGTTTAGGAAGTTTAGGTGCTAGCGCAGGTTTAATTGGTGGTCAAGGGTTAGGTGCCCTTGGTACAAGTGCAAAAGCTATGGTTGCTCCAAGTCAAAGTGCTGCTTTGGCTTCTCAACAAGGAGCTGCATACGGTGCAGGAGCACAGGCAGGTGCAAAAGCTGCCGAGCAAACATTTTTACAAAAGGCAGGTCAGTTTATTAAAGATAAACCTTTCACTGCTGGTGCATTAGGATTGGGCGCTATTGGTGCTTTAGGTGCGATGGACGAAGAAGATGAAGGAGTAGATGTAGCTCCTCCACCAGAACCAGGAAGCGTGATGCCTTTAGATTTAAGTATGCCTAGTGTTGCTTACGCAAGTGAATATGGTTCAGCTGCACCAACATATAGAAGTTTAGCTGAAGGTGGAGAAACAAATTTTCCTCGTAAAGTAGGACAGATCGACGGACCAGGGACAGAGAAATCTGATGACATTCCTGCGATGCTATCGGATGGAGAGTTTGTCATGACTGCTCAAGCAGTTAGAGGACTAGGGGCATTGAATGGTGCAGATAAAGATGATAAGTTAGAACAACGTCGCAAAGGTGCCAAGATGATGTATGAAATGATGGATAAATTTGAAAGTAAGGTAGCGTAATGGCAGATGAAATAGTTCAATATTCGAGACAAGCCCCCTTTATTGAGGAGAGAGCAGAACAATTATTAGCATCCGTAATGGGTGTTCCTTTAGCACCTGGCGAAGAATTACCCGAAAGATTACCGGGTGAAACTGATGTACAATATGATTTACGAATAAAAGGTTTAGCAGGCATTCCACAAGCAGTCCCTGCAAAAGAAGTTGCTCCTTTAGAGCAAGCACAATTAACAGCAATTCAAGAAGCTCAAGCAGGCTTAGGTGCTTATCGTCCTTTCTTACAATCAGCGCAAGAAACTATCGGTGCAGGGCTCGGGGCCATTGGCGCAGGAGTGAGAACTCTTGATCCTTCTCAAGTCGGAACATACATGGATCCGTATCAACAACAAGTTACACAAGAAGCTTTAAGAGAATTAGACAGGCAGGCACAAATGCAAAGTCAACGAACAGCAGCGGAAGCTGTAGCTGCGGGTGCATTTGGTGGATCACGATTCGGTGTCCGTGAAGCAGAAGAAGCGAGAAACTTAGCACAGGTTAAATCACAAAGAATTTTTGAAGATCTTTCTCGAAACTATTTACAAGCACAAGCTGCACAAAGAGCAACAGCGCAACAATTAGGACAACTCGGAACACAAACTTTAGGTGTGGCTCAAGCACAATCGGGTTTAGGTTCACTAGGTCAACAACTTCAAGGAGTTGATATTAACAGATTATTAAGTGTGGGCGGGGTTCAACAACAGCAAGCACAGAATGTTTCAGAAGCTGCTCGACAAACTGAACTTGCTAGACAACAAGAACCATTTAGAAGAGCAGGATTTGCTTCTGATATTCTACGAGGCGTTCCGACATCACAAGTTCAATACACACAACAGCCTTCACCATCTCTCTTCCAACAAGTAGCTGGTTTAGGTATTGCAGGTTTAAGCACCTTAGGTGCACTAGGTGGATCGGGGGCAGGCATCAGCCTGTTAGGATAATGGCTATATTAGATAGACCTCTTTTTCAACGACGACTAACTAAGGAAGAGTTGAAGGCTTATGGTATCCCTGCATTTGCTAATGGTGGTATTGTAGTTCAGAAGTTTGCTCCAGGAGGAGACGTTCAATCTGGTCCCACTTTACCAGGAGCTAGAGATCCTATTTATCCTGGGCTAATGATTCAAGCAGACGCTGTTGAAAGACAGGGAGCATTAGGGGGAAGTGGTGGAGATACAGGTCTTTATGATACTATAATGGAAGATGTTCAAAAAGAAGGCGAACTTAAATCAGATTTAAATGTTGCAATTTTAGACGTTAGACAGCTTGAAGATAGGATTAAACAAGTACAAGCTCGAATAGATGAGAAAAAAGCTCTTAATCTAGATGCCTCTGCAGAGCAAGCAGAGCTGAATGCATTAAAAAGTCAATTAGTAGAAGCGCAGAAAAAACAATCGCAAGCTCAAGAAAAAGTTAGTCAGCCTGTAGTAGAAGAAACAGGTGCAACAGGCACGGTAACTGATGCAGAGCCTGAAAAAGAAATAACTGAAGAAGAGGATGAGCTATCTCGATTAAAAACTTTAGCATTAGAGCGTTCCGATTTATACAAACAGATGCTCGGCGATCCTAAGGAAATGATGAAGCAACAAGGATTATTACAATTAGCACAATTTGGTTTAAATCTAGCATCGGCTAGAGGTGGAAACTTAGCAGAAAAGATTGCAAAATCTGCAAGAGATCCGTTACAAGCATTTGCTCAATTAGCAAGCGATGCAAGCAAAGATGCAAGAGCGATTGATCTGGCTGCAATTAAATCTGCTGAAGATCAACTTGCATTAGAAACAGAACTTGCAGGGAAGCAAGATGATTTAGTTAAAATTAATTTATATACTGAAACAAAGTCGGATATGCCTGGAGACACAGCGGGAGCTGCGGCTGCTTCAGGATTCTTACCAAAAGGAGAAATGAAAGATATTGACGTTTACAGAGATGATAGTAGTAGAATATCTTCAAAAGAAATAAATAAAGCTGGCGCAGGAAATGAAGTATTTAGAGATACGGAGGGTAATCCTTGGAAAATCAAAGACGGCGCACTGCAAAACAAAAAATATCTAACTTTCCCAGAGGATTTTGAAAAAGTTGAGGGTGTTGAAATTATCACTCCAGGGAGCTAGTCATGCCCTTAGGATCATCCGTTGATATAAAAACTCTTGATGAAGAGGATAAGAAACTACAAGATATTAATGATGATGAATACGGAGCCATTGTCAGTGGCCTAGCAGGTATTGGTTCTGGTTTATTTAAAATACCAGAACAGTTTGTTTCTCTCGGTGCAGAATTAATTGATTTGGGTTTTGATACAGACACCGCTGCATCAGTCGAATCTTTCTTTGATAGAATTAATCCTTTTGATGAGGTAGCAGAATCCACAACTGCTGGTAAATTAACTGAAACTTTAGTGAGTTTAGGTATTCCTTCAACAACAGGATATACACTAGCGACAAGACTTGCTCGATCTGCACTCAAAGCAAAACGTTTGAACAAATATGTCGATGTTAAAAAGTTTGGAAAAGCAAAAAATCTATCAGAAAGAAAACAGCTTCTTAAAGATGAACGCCTTATTGATCCTTTAACAAAGAAAAGAAGAACTGTTAAAGGTGCTCTAGCTGATGAAATAGATAGATTAAATCCTACTGATTTAAAAAAGAGAGCTCTTTTTGACAAAGGATATGTTTTTGGCGCAGGTTTAGGGGGAGGAGCTCTAGCTGATTTTGTTTTTGCTGATCCTGATATCGGAACAATCGGCGATGAGTTTGGTGGCATTACTAAAAGAGATACAAGAGAAACAGATGGTCGAGAGGAAGCAGTTCGAGAACTAACGAATAGATTAAAATTTGCAGGTGAAGGTGCAATACTAACTTCTGTTTTAGGTGGTGTTGGTACAGGAATTGCTAAAGGTGCGAAAGCAGTTAAATATAAAATGCAGTATGATGCATTAGATAATAGCATTAAAAAAATAATTGCTGACTTTGCTCCTCAAGGCGTTAAACCTAGAGAGATATTTGAGTTATTAGAAACAAGAAAAAATGAACTTGGTAAGTTTCAAACAGAAGGCCAAGCATTTGGTCGTCGAGTAGAGCAAGCTGTTGATGATATTTTGAAGCAGTCAGGTAAATCAAAAGATGAGGCTGCAAAAGTACAACTTGGCGAAGCGATTAATGTTTTTTTAACTACAGGTAAAAGAACAGATTTAGATCGATACTTAGATGAATTAGGTTTAGAAAATCCTGAGCTAGGTAATAAATTATATACGAGCATTGACAACGCACGACGAACCATTGACAACTATTCGAATGCAATTTTGAAAATACTTCCTGATACGCCTGATCTACAACCTTTAAGAAAGGCTATACAAGATAATTTAGGAACATATTCTACAACTCGATATGCTTTAATTGAGAGAAACAATGCTTTAGGTAAAGCGTTTGCTAAATACAAACCGAGTGACGAAGCTTATAAAACTGCTTATGACTTTGTCGTGAAACAAATTACACGAGGAAGAAAGTCATTATCTGATGGCAAACAACCAGGCAAAAAAGATTTTATTGGTATCGCTCCTAAAGAGGGTGTTGCTGATGAAGATTACGCAAAACAAATTCTAAATAAATTATATCAAGACGATGTTCAAAAAGCGAATAACTTACCAGACGATGCAATTTTAGGAACTCTTGGTTTAACTGTGGATAAAGGAATTTTACAAGCAAAGAAACTACCTGACGAACTAAAAGGATTCTTCGGTGAAATTAAAAATCCTTTCTACAATATATCTGCGACTATTGCTAAACAAGGAGCATTAATTACCGAGGTTGAAATGTTAGGTAATCTTGGAAAGTTAGCAAAGGGAAAAATATTTTTCGAAGATGCAGATGAGGCAGCAAGAGCTTTGGGTGCAAGAAAAGGAGATATTGTTCCTGTAGGAGACTTAGCAAAAGATTTACCTGTCGCACAGGAAATGACAGGTCTTTATACTACAAGGGAAATAGCTGAGGCCTTTAATAATCAAGTCAAAGGCGCTGAAGAAGGAGCGTTAAGTAAGTTGTACAGCTTCTTTGTGTTAGCCCCTAAGTCTGCATCACAACAAGCAAAAACAATCTTTTCTCCTTTTACTCACATGAGAAACTTAATCAGTGCAAGCGCCTTCACTATGCTCAACGGTAATATTTCTTTTGTCGATCCTAAAAGAACTGCGGATGCATTTAAAAAATCATTTGCTGCTTTTACCAAAGGAAAAGAAAGTCAAGAGGCTTTTGATTTATATCTAGATTATACTCGTCGAGGCATCACCGGAACTAACCCAATGATTGGTGAGATGGTTGATTTAGGTGCACGAATACAAAGAGCTGATAATTTTGGAGCAGATACTGTCGTCAATAATACATTCGATGCAGTAGCAGAAGGCTTTGGTAAACTAAGAAGAAAAATTACAGATACTTACATGGCAGAGGATGACTTCTGGAAAATATACAATTACAATTTTGAACAAGGAAACTACAATGGTTTTGTTAGTAAGTTTGTAGCAAGAAATCCTGAGCTAAAAGAATTAGGAGAAGATAATGGTAGAAAAGCTATATCTAAACTTATTGAAGCAGGGAAAGATATTGACAGCATTCCAAGAACTATTATCGATCAAAATACAAAAAGACCTGTCATCAATCCTGCTTATGAAACAGCAGTTAAAAATAGAATGAATATTGTAAAAGCAGAGACAGGACTAAAAAATCCTGAAGCTGTTCTTGAGCAGTTAAGAAAAAAAGTAGGTAGATTAATGGGTAGAAGAGATATTACATTTAACGATCCTATTTTCTATCAACCTAAAAACACTCTCAAACAGTTAGAGGGGGAAAGCAATGAAGCTTTCGCTAGGAGACTACAAGGAGAAGAGGCTTTATTAACAGAGGATGCCACTGAAGCTTTAGTTAAAAACTTATCTGCAGATGTCACTAAAAACAATATTCCTAACTATGCTTACGTCGGTGACAATATTAAAGCATTGAGAAAACTACCTTTAGGCACATTTGTAGCTTTCCCTGCGGAGATTATTAGAACAGGATTTAATACTATGCAAAGAGCAGCTAGAGAACTCGCTGTTGCAGAAACAAGAGATATTGGTATGAGAAGAATGACTGGAGTTTTAGGAACAGGAGCCGCACTGCCTGTAGGAGCGGTGCAACTTGGAAAACAACTATCTGAATTTACTAACGAAGAAATGGAAGCGCTTCGACGTTTTGTTCCCTCATGGTCAGAGAACTCTTTACTGGTACCAACTGGTAGAGATGAGGAGACAGGCAACGTTCAGTATTTAGATTTATCTTACATCTATCCTTATGATTCTTTATTGCGACCTGCAAGAACAGTGATGAATCAGTTAGTGGCAGGAGAAGATACTAATGCAACTATCACTGCAAGACTAGCAGAAGGCGGCGTTAAAGCGATGAGTGAATTAGCAAAGCCCTTCTTATCAGAAGCAATCTTTATCGAAGCGGCAAACGATATTTTATTTAGAGGTGGACGAACAAGACAAGGTACTCAAGTATTTAGAGCAGAGGATCCTTTAGGTGAAAAGCTTTACAAGACAACCATGCACATTATGGATACTTTTACACCTGGTTCTTTAGATGCTGCGATTCGTATCGGTGGAGCTCCGTTTAATGTTGCTGATAAGTATGGTCGTACTTACGATCTAACAGACGAAGCTTTAGGTATATTTGGTTTTAGGAATATTGAAGTCGATCCATCTGAATCAATGAAGTTTATGGTTGGTGATTTTAACAAAAGAATATCTTCTGCAAGAGCTACGTTCTTAGGTGATGTTTTAAGAGGAGGATCTGTTACCCCAGATCAAATACTAAGAGAGTATCTAGGTGCAGAAGAACAACGATACAAAGCATTTCAAGACATGTATAAGAATGTGAAGGCAGCAGAAACTTTAGGGATTAAACCAAAAGATTTAAGTCGACAGCTAGATCGATTACCAAAAGCAACACGTAATGCAATCGTCAGTGGCACTTATCAACCTTACAAACCAAGTAAAGAAGTAAGAAAGCTGTTCTACGAAAATGCTCTACGTCTAGCACAGAAAACAGGCTCCGCTCCCATAGACCCTTTACAAGGATCACTTCAAAAAATTTACGAATACATTGGGGCTAATAACGGTAGACAACTAACCTCTGTTTTAGATACTAATTTCACTGTTCCTGAAACAGGAGCTTTAGAAGCTTTAGCTGATTTCTTCCAAATGCAAGCTGCACAACAGGCGGCGACTCAACAACAAAAGAAGCCTATTTCTGCATCCAGTGCACCTGTATCCGCTCCAGCACCATCAACACAAACTCTTGATTCTGATTTTGCAGCCGATATACTAGCAGGCGACGAATTAAGCAAAGCAATATTTAAACAAGGAAACTTATAATGGCACCACCTTTCGCACAACAAACTAAGAAAACAACTACTCAAAGTTCTACATCTGGTGGTCCTCCAGGTCTGACATCTAGTAGAAGAGCAGGTCCTCCTGCGCCTCCAGGTAAGTCTGGCACTGAAATACTAAAAGATTTAAATAGAGAAATAACTCGTAAAACTTATTTTGACGGTAGACAAGATATCTCTGATGATCGCTTAGACAGAAGAGCAAAACAAGCTCAAGAATTAAAAGATTTTAAAGAACAATACACCAAGCCTGTTTACACCGAGAGTGGTTCTGTTGTTAAGGGTTTAACTCAAGCAAAGGATGCAACTTATTTTGATACTGATTCATCAAGCCCTACGTTTGGTCAATACGTAACTACAACTCTAGCTGATAAAGAAATGCAGCTAGCTAATAAATATGGTCCTACTTTTAGCGAGATGATGAGTGATGTTACTTATGCTGGTGGAAAAGTTTTAGGTGCTCTTGGAGAAAGAGCCATGAGTGGTAGTCTGGGAATATTTGGAGCAATCAAAGATGTCGCTAACTACGCTCTCAATAAAGCCAATCAAGGCTACGATAAATTAAATGCTGTACAACAGCAGATATTTGATAATCCTGATAAATATACTTTTGCTCAAAACATACCTCAAGTACAAGCTGTTAATAATTCAAGGCTACTGGCTCTTGAAGCACAAAGAGATGCAAATTCTTTTGCAGCTGATGCAACGGCAGGGATTCTTGGTGTAGATCAAACCAAGTTAGACGGATTCGTTAATGAACCTATGGATACTTTTAGCGGTGCCACCATGGGTCCAAAAGTAGATATGAGAAAACCAACAGAAGAACAAATAGATCCGATTGATATTGACGGTAGTTATGTAGAGTCAGGACAATTCAAAAAAGATTTAGAAAAATCAGGTATCATAACTGTTGATGTTCCCGACACACAAGAACCTTTACCAGATAGTACAAAGATACCTGGATATAACAATGTCACAATTGGAATGTTAAAAGAAGATTTAAAAAAAAGAAACTTTAATGATTTTCAAATTACAGGGATTATAAACGAAATGACTCAAAGAATTCTTTCTGGAGAAGATGTCAACGCACCATATGAAAATATCGGAGAACCAGAAAAATCAGACGATCAAGTTTCATTGTCCACGGATGACGGCACACAAGTCACTGCTTATAATAATCCTGTAAATCTTACAGATGTAGGGCAAGCAGGAACAACTGGTCAAACTTATGGTAATAATTTTGCTGTATTCCCTGATGCTGAAACAGGGATAATGGCGGCGAAAAAAGATTTAGCTTTAAAAACAGAAAGATATGACGGTAATGTAGATAAAATTATAGGAGAGTTTTCTCCTCGTGAAGATAATCCAGACTCATTTGATAATTATGTAAACTTTGTAAAAGCAGGTGTAGGAGAAACAGTTGATCCTGGAGAAGAGGACGAACTTCTAAGAAGAGTTATTCGATTTGAAAACAAACCAGATATTGCAAATCAATACTTAGCTATGGTTGCCGATGGAGGAATGATCGACAAGCAATTAAAAAGTTTGCAAAACGGTTTACAAAATATGTACAATGGTATACCTTCTGTCAAAAGAAGATGAGAATATTAACACATATAAAGAACTTAATAAGTGCATTTATATTTAAAAGAAAGGAAAAAGATCCTCATGAAATACATTGGGGAATAGGTGGAAAATGAATGAGATAAAAATTACTGATGAACTGAAGGCACGGATTCGTGACCATGAAGGCTGTAGGGACGAAGTTTATTTAGATTCGCTAGGCAAGGCCACTATTGCCATAGGACATTTGGTACAGCCACACGAAAGAGATCGTTTTAAACCTGGTGTTAAAATAACAGCAGATGAGATAGAAGACCTATTTTTAATAGATTTGAATAGAGCATGTGCAGGAGCAGAGCAGCTAATCGGAGAGTTGTATAAAGGCGATAAGAGATTGCCTCAAGCCATTGAGCACGTAATCGTGGAAATGGTTTTTCAACTGGGAAAGACAGGCGTTTCAAAGTTTCGTAAGATGTGGAAAGCATTATCTGAGGGCAATAGAAAACAGGCGTCACTGGAGATGAAGGATTCCAGGTGGCATTCGCAAACCCCTGTGAGATGCGAAGCCCTAGCTGAAATCGTTGAAAACGCTTAGAGCGTTCTTCTAATAAAATTTGGAAGGCTTCCTTCTTCTAAATACCAAGCATAGGCTGCTTGCCAGTCTTTCTTGTATTCAGCTTTTAGGAAGTCTTTAAATTCTTCTTCTTTTTGTTCTTCACTCTTAAAGAAGTTTAAGAAGTGATTCATTGATCTTTTAGTTAAATTAAACATGTATATCTCCTTGTTATTTCGAGGAAAATATAATGTTATTTTTTCTTTTTACTTGTGCTCTTTTGAGAACGCTGATGTTCTGCTATAGCGTCAAAAACTCCAACCTTAGACCAGTGAGCCATGGCAGCTTTGTGAATATCTTCT